TTTGATGAGTATTATAATGGCGATGGGTGTAGGTGGAATATTTTACTACAATTTTTCAGTTGTTCCTATGAAGAACAAAATTGAAGAACAAGCGAAAGTTATTATAGCTCAAGACCTAAGAGATCAAGAACAAAGAGCAGCAATAGAATCTATTCAAAATAATTTAGCTGTGACCACTGAATCCTTAAAAGGATTACAAATCCAAAATCAACAATACGAAGCAGAAATGTCTGAATATTTAGATATATTTAGAAGACATAATATTGCTAAGTTGGCTAGTGCCAAACCTGGTATGATTGAAACACGAATTAATAATGCAACCAAGGAGGTATTCGATGCAATTGAAAACGATAGCGATCGCATTTCTAGTCTTAACGATTAGTGGTTGTTCATTATTACAACAAGCTCCTAGAGAAGTTGAGATAATTACAAAGCCAGTAAAGATAGAAATTACACAACCAACATTACCAAGACCAATTGATTTAAAAGAACCAAAATGGTATGTTGTATCAGATGCAAAAATTATAGAGTCTTGTTTAAAAGACCCAGAGACAAAAAAGCCTAATTGTAAGTTAGGTAGAGAAGATTTATATCCAGAGGGATATACATATTTAGATAAATTCCTCGATGATATTAAAAAGAAACATGGAGGCGATGTCGTTTTTGTCGCCATGAGTGTTGAGGATTATGAGATGATGTCTTATAATACTCAAGAAATTAAACGTTATATTAATCAACTCGGTGAGGTGATAGTCTATTATAGGAATGTGACAATAAATGATGAAGAAGCTGGAGCAGTTGAAATTAAAGTGGAGAATGATAATGGCGACAACTAGAATGAAAGAGCAAATTGGGAAGTGGGATAGAGCAGTGATTGCAGCAAAACTTTCTGCAATTGCTTATATGAATGAAAAGCCTGCGATTAACGCAGCAAAAAAACTCGGTTTCCCATGGGCTAAACTAATTAGTCGCGATGGTGCTGAAGTATTAGTAGCAAAAGATAGAAATGATTTATGGTTTGCCTTTAGAGGTACAGAACCTTCAAAATTAAATGATGTCTTAGCTGATTTAAATGTAATTAAACAAGCCGCTGTAGCTGGTGGTAAAGTACATGGTGGATTTCAAAAAGAAGTAAACGATCTTTGGATGGATGTATTAGCTGAAATTGAACATAATGATCAATTAAAAGTTCGTAAAGATGTTTACATGACTGGCCATTCACTAGGTGCTGCAATGGCAACAATTGCCGCAACAAGATATCAACCTCATGAGTTATTTACTTTTGGATCTCCAAGAGTAGGTGGACCAAGATTTATTAAACATGTTAAATGTCCACATTATAGATTCATGAATAATAACGATATTGTTTGTAGAATACCACCTGCATGGTTAGGATTTAGACATCATGGTGAAATGATTTATTTCGATAGAAATGGTGAGAAACAACCTAAACCAACATGGTCAGATTTATTTTATGGAGTACTAAGCTCATGGAAGAGATTTAAATTCTTTGATGGTATAGTAGACCATGGAATGCCAAACTATGTAAAAGCAATTGGCAAATTATCTAGGAAAGAAAAATAATGGAAGGTTTAGCAGAATTAAATAACCTAAGTTATTTTGACGGTATTATAATTACACTTTGGTTGGGTATATTATATTACGGTAAATGCTGGATAGATAATAAATTTAAGGAAAAATAAAATGCATTGGTTAATGGTATTAGCACTAAAATCAATATTATCTTCGATCATTGGTAGTTCATTCTACCAATGGTTTCAAGGTACTACACTAGGAATTTGGTTTCAAAAGCAAGTAGATAGATTTATGGAATACTTTGCTGAAAGATATAATTTAGAACTTATGAAAAAAGACGCTAAATTTAGAAAGCAATTTCCTCTCGCAGCTGAAAAGCTTGATAGGGTCGTTAAGAATTCACATCCTTGTAAAGAATTACATGAATTTGATGCTTACCCAGATTTGATCGCACGAATTGAAAAGCTAGAAAAAAAGAAGTAAATAACTGTTTACTTTTACCACAAACTGTGGTATAATATATAATATTACAATATGAGCACTGGAACAAACTTTATGACACTTCAAGTAACCAAACGTGATGGTTCTGTACAACCATTTGATTTAGAAAAAATACACCAAGTTCTGGAATGGGCCACTGAAGATATATCTGGTGTTTCTATGTCAGAAATCGAGCTAAAAGCAAATATACAACTCTATGATAAAATACCAGCTTATGATATTCATGAACTTCTTATTAAGAGTGCCGCAGAGCTTATATCAGAGCATACCCCCAATTACCAATTTGTTGCAGCAAGGCTTATATCATATAAGCTAAGAAAAGAAGTCTATGGTGATTATAAACCATGGCCACTAAAACAACTCATCATTGAAAACGTAAGTCGTGGAGTTTATGATGGTGGCATTATGGAAAAATATAGTCCCGATGAAATTGATGAATTAGACGATTATATTAAACACGATCGTGATGATAACTTTACTTACGCTGGTATGGAACAGTTTAGAGGTAAGTATTTAGTACAAGATCGTAGAACAAAAGAACATTATGAAACACCACAAACGTTGTATATGATGGTGGCTGCAACATTATTTATTAATTATCCAAAAGAAACAAGAATCAAATATGTTAAGGATTATTATGATGCGATTTCTCAATTCTACATATCGTTACCTACTCCAATCATGGCTGGAGTTCGTACACCAACGAGACAGTTTTCGTCCTGTGTACTTATTGAGTCTGGCGATAGTCTTGACAGTATTAATGCTACTGCTACAAGCATTGTCAAGTATATAAGCAAAAAAGCTGGTATTGGAATTGGTGCTGGCTCTATTCGTGCTGAAGGCGCAAAAGTTGGTGATGGTTCTGTAGTACATACAGGGTTAATTCCATTCTTAAAATATTTTCAATCGGCTGTAAAATCATGCTCCCAGGGCGGTGTACGTGGTGGTGCAGCTACGGTATATCTTCCATTATGGCATTACGAATTTGAAGATCTAGTTGTGCTCAAGAACAACAAAGGAACAGAAGAGAACAGAGTACGCCACATGGACTATGCGTTTCAGCTAAATAAATTAATGTATGAGCGTCTTATAACCGGTGGTAATATTACATTCTTTGATCCAAATGATGTACCAGGTTTATATGAATCTTTCTTTGATGATCAAGATAAGTTCAAAGAACTATACGAAAAATACGAAAGAGCATATTCTATTCGTAAAAAGACTTTACCAGCAATGGAAGTATTTTCACAACTTTTACAAGAAAGAAAAGATACAGGTAGAATTTATATTATGAATGTAGATCATGCAAATGATCATGGTTCATTTATTCCTGAACTCGCACCAATTAGAATGAGTAATTTATGTTGTGAAATCGATTTACCAACTGAACCACTACAATCATATGATGATCATACAGGAGAAATTAGTTTATGTACATTATCAGCAATCAATTGGGGTTTAATCAATGAAACACCTGAATTTGAAAAATATTGTGATCTTGCTGTACGTGCTCTTGATGAGTTACTTGATTACCAAGATTATCCAATTGCCGCAGCTGAAGCAGGTACTAAAAAGAGAAGACCTCTTGGAATTGGTATCATTAACCTTGCGTATTTCTTGGCCAAACGTGGTCTAAAATATGATGAATCAGCATTTGAAATTGTAGATGAATACGCTGAAGCTTGGTCATATTATCTAATTAAAGCTTCTGCACAATTAGCAAAAGAAAAAGGTGAAATTCCTTTAAAAAATCACACAAAATATGCTCGTGGAGAGTTCCCAAATGATACATATAAAAGTGCAATAGATAATTTGATAGAGCATAAAGTTAGATTGCCGTGGGAAGACCTGCGTAAACAAGTCCTAGAAACGGGAACGAGGAACTCGACTCTAATGGCATTGATGCCTGCTGAAACAAGTGCACAAATTAGTAATAGTACGAATGGTATTGAACCACCAAGAGCATTGGTATCGTACAAACAAAGTAAAGATGGAGTTATGGCTCAAGTCGTGCCAGGTTATCACCATCTTAAAAATAAATACGACTTACTATGGGATCAGGAAAGTCCCGATGGTTATTTAAAAATTTGTGCGATATTACAAAAATACATTGATCAAGGAATTAGTGTAAATACATCTTATAATCCAGAACATTACGAAGATAATAAGATTCCAATGTCATCTATGATTACTGATCTTGTGACAGCATACAAATACGGCCTAAAACAGCTATACTATTTTAATACATATGATGGTGCTGGTGAAATGACTGATAATGAAACACATCATTCTTATGATGGCGAAGCTCCAATCGACGACGAAGATTGTGACAGCTGCAAAATTTAATTTTAACTAAAGAGGAAAATAATGTCGATACTTAAAAAGAGTAAAAAATCACACCTGCACAAAAATATGTTTTTAGATGAATCAGTTGATATTCAACGATTCGACGTAGTAAAATATCCACAAATAGAAAAGATTACAGAAAAACAACTTGGATTTTTTTGGAGGCCTGAAGAAGTAGACATTTCAAAAGACAAAAAAGATTTTGATTCACTTACAGAACATGAAAAACACATCTTTACATCAAACCTTAAAAGACAAATTTTATTGGACTCGGTTCAAGGCCGTGCTCCTAATATTGCTTTCTTACCTATCGCCTCATTACCAGAAGTCGAAAATTGGATTGAAACGTGGAGCTTTTTTGAGACTATACACAGCAGAAGCTATACTCATATTATTAGAAACGTTTATCCTGATCCTTCTACTGTCTTTGACGGTATGTTGGATATTAAAGAAATACTAGATTGTGGTAATGATATCGCAAAATATTATGATGAACTAATCGCAGATAATAATTCAACAACAAATAAAATGGACCATAAAAGATCATTATACATGTGTATGATGAGTGCTAATGCTTTGGAAGGTATTCGATTCTATGTTTCATTTGCTTGTAGTTGGGCATTTGCAGAACTTAAGAAGATGGAAGGCAATGCTAAGATTATTAAGTTTATTGCTCGTGATGAAAATACTCACCTCGCTGCAACGACAACAATGATCAAAAAGATGCTAGCTGAAGATAAAGACTTTGTAAAAATCGCAAAAGAAAAAGAAGACGAAGTAATTAAGTTATTTACAAATGTTATCGAACAAGAAAAAGATTGGGCAAAATATTTATTCAAAGATGGATCAATGATAGGATTAAACGAAACTATTTTAGGTCAATATATTGAATGGATTGGTTGTAAAAGAATGAGAGCTTTAGGTTTAACATGTCCATACACTGTTTCAAAAATGAATCCACTACCATGGACAGAAAAATGGATTGGTGGTGGCAATGTACAAGTTGCGCCACAAGAAACAGAAATTAGTTCATATGTTGTTGGTGGGGTAAAACAAGATATGGATGAAAACAAGCTTGCTGGATTGAGTCTATAATGCCACAACAATTAGAATTCAATTTTGCAAAACCTAGAGATTGTACTCCTGAAGAACAAAAAGAGTGGATCGGGGGTGAACTTAAATATTGGGCTGACGTCCAAGGGAAATTAATTATTGGTATATCTATCTTACAAGTATCACTAGTAGGATTTATGCTAGGAACAATGTATATTATAGGAGAATTTTTGAAATGATAGAAATATATGGAAAAGAGCAATGTCCTTTCTGTGACATGGCAAAAGTATTATGTACTCAAAAACAAGTAGAGTTTGAGTATTTTCAATTAGGTAAAGACTTTACAAGAGAAGAAATGATTGAAAAATTTCCAACTGCAAGAACATTTCCACAAATTATTTTTATGGGTGAAAAGATTGGTGGATATAACGAATTAAAAGCACAATTCGATTAAGGAGTAGAAATGCACGAACCAACTCATTGGTATACGCATAGTTGTGAATTTTGTTTTACTGAAACAAAAATATATTTTGAAGAAGAAAGGCCAGAAATTATTTTTTGTCCACATTGTGGATCTGCAGTAGAGCCAGCAGATGAACTTGATTTTGATGAATAAATAGGTATATGAAATGGCATTACAAAGGAATCGAATGGCAACCGCCAGAAGAATTCAATCACAACGACGCATATGGATTCGTGTACTTGATAACGAACAGGGCGTCAGGAAAGAAATACGTAGGGAAAAAGTTTTTTTGGAGCAAAAAGACTCTACCAATTACGAAGACAAGAAAGCGTCGTAAACGTTTATTAGTTGAAAGTGATTGGAGAACCTATTATGGTTCTAATAAACATTTACAAGAAGATGTAAAAAAGATCGGTGAAGATTTTTTCTATAGAGAAATCTTACACTTATGTAAAACTAAGGGTGAATGTGCTTATATGGAAACTAAAGAGCAATTCGATCGTGAAGTTTTATTGACAGACGACTATTATAATGGAATTATATCATGTAAAATTGGTGGTCAAACTGTGAAGTATTTAAAGGAAAATTATGTTAGAAACAATTTGTGAAGTAATGAAACATTCCTATAATAGAGGAATGATTAGTACGCGTGATGGGAATGTATCTTTAAGACATGCTGATAGAGATCATTTCTATGTCACTCCAAGCGGAGTACGTAAACCTGTTATGCAATATGACATGTTTAAAAAATTAAAAGTTAAAGACGCAAGAGAAATGTATTTTACTGACATTGCAGCTGGGCTTAAACCAACTGGTGAATTACCATTACACTGGGGATTACAAAGAAATATACCAACAGAAACTAGGATTGTATTACATACACATCCAACACACATTGTTGCTGCTATGCATGCAGGTATTCAATTAAATGAATTAGTAGATTTATTTCCTGAACTTGGGAGATATAGTCGTGTAGCACCAAATGTACCTGATGTACCACCAATATCACAAGAATTGGCTGATAAATGTTTTGATAATTTAGGACTACAAGACGATGGATCATGTTATTTTGATATGGTTGGTATTAAAGGACATGGTATTGTAGCAATAGATGAAACACCATGGCGAGCCTTTGAGCACGTAGAACGATTAGAACATATTTGTGAAATGGTTCTAAAATCAGGAAATTTTTAAAATTAACTGTTTACTTTTTAGTAAAACTGTGGTATAATATATACATATGAAAGATAATGTAATTCAATTTCCGTTGGAAAAAAGAATGATGGCCATTGCTGATGAAGAATATGAAAAGGTAATGGAAGAAGAATATGCTGCTGAACAATATGGTTTAGATTGCGTAGATACATCACAATTAATTTTAATGATGATTGAAGAATTAATTAATGAACAAGAAGGATCACCATTTGAAGGAATGGACTTTAGAGATAAAGATTGTCCTGAAGCACAAGATGCTTTTGTTATTGTTAATTTATTATCGTCTATGTTTATGAGATATGGAGGTATGAAACATTTTTTACATGAATACCTTGATATTATTTTTATGAAAATACAAGCCCAACAGGATTTAAATGATTTTAATTGATTATAGTCAGATCGCACTATCTAACATCATAGTGCAAAAACTAAATGATGAAAATATGATAAGACATATGATACTAAATAGTATTCGTATGTATAATAAAAAGTATCGTGATCAATTTGGCCAAATGGTAATTTGTGCCGATGGTATGAATACTTGGCGTAGAGATTACTTTCCATTATATAAAGCCAATAGAAAAAAGAATAGAGATAGTTCAGATCAAGACTGGCCAGAAATTTTTAGAATTCTAAATCTAGTACGTGATGAAATTAGAGAAAACTTACCATATAAAGTTATGCATTTAGAAGGTTGTGAAGCCGATGATATTATTGGAACACTTACAATGCAAACACAAGAATTTGGTCAACACGAACCAATTATGATCGTGTCATCTGATAAAGACTTCATTCAATTACAAAAGTTTAATAACGTAAAACAATTTTCACCTATTCAAAAGAAAATTGTAACTGATGCTAATCCTAGAACTTATGCCTTTGAACATATTATGAAAGGTGATAAAGGTGATGGAATACCAAATGTATTATCGCCCGATAATGCTATTGTAGATGAAATTAGACAATCACCAATGACAAAAAAGAAAATTGAATACTGGGCAGAAAATGTAGATAATCTTCAAGATGTAATGACAACTGAAGAATACAGAAACTATCAAAGAAACAAAACACTCATTGATTTGACGTCAATCCCGCAGGATGTGCAAGATAGAATTATAAATAACTATAACGAACAAAAACCGGCAATGAAAATGCGTGTTTTGAATTATTTAATAAAGAAAAGATGTAATCATTTGATTGAAGTTGTGGAGGAATTTTATAATGGATAAACCATTAATATCAGATATTCTCAAAAATGTCAATAAACTTGGCAGTAGAGATGAAAGAATCGCTTATCTAAAAGAGCACGATTGTACTGCTCTTAGAGATATTTTACGAATCGCTCTAGACGAATCAGTAATTTTAGATCTCCCTGAAGGCACCCCGCCTTATAAAAAATATGACTTAGAAGCAAAGCAAGCTGAAGAATTCAGACCTTTAAGATTTGAATATCCAAAGTTTGGTAACTTTGTACAAGCTGTTACGCCTAAGCTAAATAAATTTAAGAGAGAGCAATTATTTATTGAGATGTTACAGAGATCCCATCCGGATGAAGCAGAGCTTTTGTGTAATGCAAAAGACAAAAATCTTAGCTATAAGTACGTCACAAAAGCTATAGTGAAAGCTGCATTTCCGGATTTAATTAGAAAGTAAGGAGGTAATTAAACTTATATTATGATAGTACAAATTCAACAAGCTATGGAGAACATATATGAGTTTACAACAATTGGAACGCCTCAAAAAAGACAAGAAAGAGGCACTTTACTATCAAAGAAGTTTAATGAAAAAAGGAAAAGATGTGTTAGCATATAAAATGGAGAAAAAAATAGCACACATCGATAGATACATTAACGATATGGTTGAAATTAGCCAAACAAACTAGTTTACAAAATGGCGTGAATGTGATATAATATATACTATGAATTTGTTTATACTAAATGATGACCCTGTAATAGCTGCACAAGAACAATGTGACAAACATGTAGTAAAAATGATTGTCGAATCTGCTCAAATGCTATCTACCGTACATAGAATGCTGGATGGGACTAAAGAGAAAAGGCCATCAAAATCAGGTAAAAGAATGGTAGATTATTACAGACTAAATGATGATCGTGAAGACACACTGTACAAGGCAGTGCACTTCAATCATCCTTGTACAGTGTGGTCTCGTGAAAGCTGTTGTAATTACAGTTGGCACTATGAACACTTCGTTGCTTTATGCGATGAATACACTTATCGCTACGAGAAAGTCCATTCTACAGATTCTAAGCTAAGAAATATTCTTAAAACACTACCTAAAAATATTAATAGAAGTGGTGGTATGACACCGTTCAAACTTGCTATGAAATCAAATCCAGAATGTGTTGTACATGGATTAGGTGGTACAGACGCTGTATTATCATATCAAAATTTTTATCAAACAAAACAAAGTCGATTCAAAATGGAATGGACAAAAAGACAAATTCCGGAGTGGTTTAATGCCGTTGTATGAATATAAAAATAAAGACACTGGTGAAGTCATTACCAAAATGGTAAAAATCGCCGATAGAGAACAATTTTTAAAAGACAATCCAGATTTAGAACCAATGATTAGTGCACCAAAGATTTCTACCGGTAGCGGTGTACTTAAACAAGCTGGTGATGGTTGGAAAGAAGTACAATCAAGAATTAAATCAGGATTACCACCAAGACTTAGGGATAATATCAAATCAAAATGAACAAACGACCTTCAAAGCTTCGCCTAGAACATCTTAAGGAACTTACACCTTTGACTAAAAACCAAAAAGAAGTATTCGATTACTTCTCAAAAGGTAATCATTTGTGTTTAGATGGCTCTGCTGGTACAGGTAAAACATTTATATCTTTATATTTAGCTGTAGAAGCAGTTCTCAAAAAAGAATATAATAAAGTTATAATTGTAAGATCTGCATTACCAACAAGAGATATGGGATTTCTTCCTGGAACATTAGAAGAAAAAGAAGAAGCCTATAAAACTCCATACAAAGCTATTATTAATGATCTATTTGAAGATCAAGAAGCATGGAGTAAATTATTACAAGCAAAACAAATAGAATTTTTAACTACATCTTTTATAAGAGGATTAACTATTAAAGATGCAATTGTAATAGTCGATGAATCACAAAACTGTAATTATCATGAGCTTTGTTCAGTAATTACAAGATTAGGTGATAATTGCAGATTTATTATGTGCGGTGATTATTATCAATCAGACTTTACAAGAAACGGCGATAAAGACGGTATCAAACAATTTATGGTAATTGTAGATCATATGAAATATTTTGAACACATTGAATTTGGTTGGGAAGATATTGTACGAAGTGATTTTGTAAGAGATTTTATTATGACAAAGGAATTATACGAACATGGGAAACTTTAAACATGAACCAATTGATCTCGGTTATACTGACTTGGTGGCAACAACTACTGACACTGGTAGAACATATGCCTGTCCTGATAATCGTAATTATCCTTCTATTACAACAGTTTTATCAATCCTAAGTGAAGATGCCATTCGCGAATGGCGTGCTAGAGTTGGTGAAGAAGAAGCAAATAAAATATCAAAACGTGCTTCAACTCGTGGTACTGCGGTCCACGCTGTTTTGGAAAGATATGTAGACAATGAAAATGATTACTTTCAAGATGCTAATCTTATTGTTAAATCAAACTTCATGGAAGTAAAAGATATTATAGATAATAATCTAACAACAGTTTATGCACAAGAAGCTCCATTGTTTTCAGATCACTTGGGTGTTGCTGGAAGAGTGGATTGTGTTGGTGTATGGAATGGAAAAAACTCCATTATTGATTATAAGACGGCTGCAAAGCCTAAAAAGAAAGAATGGTGTGAAGGATATTTTGTACAAGAAGCCGCATATGCAATTATGTGGGAAGAAAGAACAGGTATGCCAATTACACAATTGGTAACCGTAATTGCAGGTGATCAAGGTCCTCAAATTTTTATTGAGCATCGTGATAACTGGACTAAAAAGCTTTTGGAAACAATTGCTGAATATAAAAGAAGAAAATTATTTGGGAGATAATATGTTAAGTGTAGGTGAAAAGTTTCCTCCATTCGTTTTAAATGGAGTAAATGAAAACAACGAATTTGTTCAAGTAAGTGTAGATGAGGGTTATACTCCACTCAAAAATGATTGGAGTGTTATTTACTTTTATCCAAAAGATTTTACATTTATTTGTCCAACAGAAATTGCTGGTATGGATATGTTAGTAGAAGAAGCTAATGTCATTGGTATCAGTGGTGATAATGAATTTTGTAAATTAGCTTGGAAAAAAGATAATGAGTTAATTGGCAATATTAGACATGCATTAGCTGCAGATTGCGGTTTAGGTTTATCGCATGAATTAGGTATTGTTGATGAAGAAAATGGTGTATGCTACAGAGCAACATTTATCATCGATAAAGATAGAGTTATTCAACACGCATCTATTAATGCGTTAGATACAGGAAGAAACGCTCATGAAGTTTTAAGAACACTACAAGCTTTAAAAGCAGGTGGACTTACAGGTTGTGAGTGGAATCCAGGAGAGGAATTTGTAGGATGAGTTATTTATTAGAAGCGTTATGTAAAAAACTAGAAGGTGAGATTGAAGTAGCAAAAGCTAATGTAATGGTATATACAAGAAATGCAGCGGGTATAGGAGAACACCCGGATGTGGTAGAAGCCGTTGAAACTCAGATTGCTAAGATTGCTGAGGCAGAAGATAAGCTAGGTACAATTAAAAAGCATTTTAAGTAAAATAAATGCACTTTTTTTCACAAAACTGTTTACAAACTATCAAAACTGTGGTATAATATAACTATATGATGATAGGAGTGAATATGAAAAAAGTCGTAATAAAAGGAAATCCAATTGTAAATGGGCTTGTTAAGTTCGATGTTAATTGCGAACTACCTGTGCCAAATGAATTGGTTAAATTAGCAATCTCTAAAAATGGAGATGATTGGGATAAAATGTGTAAATCATTACCCAATTTTGGATTGATGAATCCAATAGGAAAATTACATATATCTCATCTGGTTATAGATGGGAAGGAGATAGTGTTTCACTAATGAAAGATAATATTATATTAGTAGATTGTGATGGTGTTCTTTGTAATTGGGAATACGCATTTACACAATGGATGGAACATACTAAAGGTATCAAAACAAAACTTTATAATGAATATAATGTTGGTAAAAGATTTGGACTAACAAAAGCTGAAGGTAAAGAAATGGTAGCTGAATTCAATGATTCTGCAGCTATTGCATTCTTACCTCCATTGAGAGATGCTGTATATTATATGAAAAGATTAAACATGTTACATGGATATAAGTTCCATTGTATTACATCTTTATCCACAAATAAGTACGCACAAAAATTAAGAATTCAAAATTTAGAATTATTGTTTGGTAAAGAGCTATTTGACGATTATATCTTCCTAGGTTGTGGTGAAGATAAAGATGAAGAACTAGCTAAATACGAAGGCACTGAATGTTGGTGGGTTGAAGATAAGCCTGAAAACGCTGAATGTGGTCAAAGATTTGGTCTAAATCCAATATTAGTAGCTCATGAACATAATTCATATTACAAAGGAGACATTCCAAGATATTGGAAATGGAAAGGTATATATAAACATATAGTCGGAGAATAATGGCAAAATCAAGTGGAGCTTTCTCGCAAAAGCACGTAGGAATTAAAAAGGGAACCAGTCAAGGAAGACGCCCTGATACGTCCACTATGAATAAGCATAAAAAGAGGTCATTTAAAAAATACAGAGGCCAAGGAAGGTAAGATGCCAGCTAAATTTAAACCATCACAAATATTATTAGATAGAAAAACTGGCAAAAAAACAACGCAACATTACTATTTAAAACAGACACAGAAAAAAGAATTATTTGATTATATTAATAGTAGTAGTGCTAAACCAAAACATAGACAAAAATGTCTAAATGAATTAATTAGAAGAGGTATAAAAATTGTTTGGAAGTAAAATCTGGACAATTTGGAAATATACAATTGGAAGTTTCAGTGATGAAAAAACTGAAAATTATGATGATATAGTAGCTATAATTAGAACATTTATAGTTGCTGTTAATTTTATTACGTGTTTTTTTATTATGGGAAATATCATCCATAATTGGTAAAATGAAAGTCAATATTAACGTAGAAATTGATACTGAGAATAGTCAAGACATAAATACTATTGAAGAATTAATAGAACTTATCAAACAAATAAAAGATCAAAAAGATCATCAAGACACATAGTTAACCTTATAAATATTATAAATAGTATTTAGAGGAGACAATTATGAGCGATGATTTATTAAATTTTGATTTTGGATTTACTGCAGTTGATGAAGATGAACTGGAAGCAGTACAATCTGTCAAAACAGAGGCCTCATCCGCGGCCGCAACTTCGCAAGAATTAGAAGATAAGCTGAATAAGCTTTATAACTCTATACTCCCATTATTATCAAATTTAAAGAAAAATCCTGAAAAGGAGTATATCTATTGGCCAAATAGAGTGGCTAAAGTAGAACAATTCGAAGATCTAATATCGGGGATTATTAAATGACAATAGTACAAAATACATCAACGCATGAATTAGCGTTACAAAACGCTGGTACAGATGTAACTACAAGTGGCCAAACACATTATCTCGATGAAACAATTACAGTTGGTAGTAGAAGTGCAACTTGTTATATTCGTGTTACAGAACAAGACGGAGAACCAGGTGTTGGACCATTTTATCATAGTTATGATTTAGTAGCTGGAACACAACGCGGATATTCTATTTCAACATCTACATCTGCAAAAGTTCCTATTGCAGACACAAACCCTCTTTTAGGATCTCCAATTAATTCAGCAACAACTGGATATACACAAGATTTTGGATATGACGAATGGGAATCAGTTGCAGCTGATGATTACACAGTTTACGAAAGTACAAGATCAAATTCTGGTGGATGGGATTATGGAGGTGGTAATGGAACATTAGGTTCTATGACCAATGCTACTTCATCAGGAAAATCAGTTACATTAGGAAATGGTAGTACATATACTATTAATATGATCGCATGGCAGAAAAATAGTGCTTCTGGTGAAAAAGCAGCAGATGATACTGCAAATAGAGGAAACTATCTAGCTTTAGGAATATCAACATCTACTAGCGAAGTCACTTCAATGTTTCACGAGATTACAGTTAATGGAGTAACATTTACAAGAGCTTCTCGAAAACAATTTGATGGTTACGAAAACGGAGGAGGATCTTTTTGGAGATGGGAGCCTACTGATGCGCAAATAGATGATATGAATAATAATAGTGGAACTGTAAATGTAAAAATATCTTCTACATCAACTACTCAAACATTTACAAACGGAATTGCAGAAGAATTTGGTGGAGCTGATAGTAATAATGTAACATTATCACATTACTATAAAGGAGCTCCTGAAGGTTATGTTGTGGATGGAACAGGAACATCAGGTATACCATCAGATGGAAGTGTCAATTTATCGTTTAGTGATTTCTATGGAACAAGTTATGTTGCACCTGAAATTGCGTTATTAGTTAATCCAGGTTTGTATACATCAACGGCTAACTATGTATATGGCTATTCGACTGGTGCAACAACTAATAGTGTTATAAGTCCAGGTAGTAGTAATTTAGGAACAATAGTAAGTAATTCCGTTCCATCAAATTTTATTTCTAGTCCAACTTGTACATGGAGTCATGCATTATTTAGAGAAGGTGTATATTATTATTCTCAACAAACCGATGAATGGTTATTAAGAGCAACTGCAACAAGCTCAATTAGTAATCCAGGAACAGGTGTTTGGAACTCTGTAAGATGGGATGATAATAATGCATCAGGACATGAACATACAGTTTCAAGATCTGGAGGTATAGCAACATTCTCATTTGCGAATGGAGGAAGTGGATCTTCTTATTACGCATGTTGGAAATGGTCAAAAGCAGGTAGTACATCAAATACATATAACCCATTTACTTCGGATAGTAGTGGTACAGGTACAGCGTTAAATACAAACGTTAAGATTTTAATTTATTCATAGAGGATCACATGGCAATAGAGTATACATTTGACAGTCAAGAAAATATGGTGACATTAACAGGTGATTTACCTGGAGATATGGACACCTTTATGATTAACTGTGTGCAAAAATGGGAAAAAGGTACAGGGTTAATTATCGATGAAAGGTGGACGAAGTTAAGAGCTATTAACGAGTTAGAAAAGATCGAACATAAAGATTCTGCTTCATTCATGGATAGAGTTTATATGAATGGAGAATTAAAAAGGCAAGATTATACTATTACAACTACACAAGGACAAGCTATAGTTGATATCTTAGAAGCAGAATTTCCAGATGAAGAAAATGATTGGAATGCAACTACACATAATTTAGTATCTCAATTTAATCCTGATAGACCTCCATATGAAAATCCAAGTATATCTTGGTATAACTTTTTACCTCCAGAAGAAGCGGTAAGAACAAGATTTGGTGCATCGTATACTGAATATATGCCATGGTATGGATTAAAGTTCGATAGAACGACAAACGAAGTATTAGCTAAGTTTGTAATTCCAGTGTCACAGATGGATGATAATATTTTAGAAGATTTACATATTGGCGATCAAAACGGATTTATGCGATGGGGTCCAGAAGGAATATTCTTTGCAAAAATTCATGATACTAATGGAAATGTAAATGAAAACGTTGATGTATATTTTATGGCAACTGAAGATGATATGTTAAACTATTGTAATAAACACGATTATACATTTCCTTATGATGTAGAAACACAAAACAGATTTGTATTTTTATGGAGTTTAGTTTTTAATGAAACAACGAAAGAAATCTCTCACATTAAAGCGTACGAACGAGAGTATATTTAATATTCCAGATAAAATATTCTGGGAAAAAATAAAAAAAGAAAAAAGAATATATAATAGGAATAGAAAAAATGGCTATATGGTGGATGAAAGAACAGGAAACAAAAATGAATATTGAACAATTAAAAGAAACATTAAAAGTAGACGAAGGTGTTGTCTACGAAATTTATAACGATCATTTAGGTTATGCAACCTTTGGTATCGGACATCTAGTTTTAGATTCTGATCCTGAGCATGGCCAAGAAGTTGGAACTCCAGTATCTGAGGAAAGAGTGGATGAATGCTTCGAAAAAGATGTACAAACAGTTATTGAAGACTGTAAAAAATTGCATGATGCATGGGACGGATATCCTGAAGAGGTGAAGCAAATCGTTGCTAACATGATGTTTAATATGGGACTTACGCGCTTAAGTAAATTTAAAAAGCACAACGCAGCGCTGCAATGTGGTGATTGGAAGGAGGCTGCTGTAGAAGGCAGAGATTCACGATGGTACAGACAAGTA